GGTTTCATCAATATTGGGTCTGAAACGATTGGCTACGGAAACGTAGACGGCAACCAGCTCTTGAATTGTTACCGTGGCCAGAACGGTACTACGGCAGCGGCTCATCTGACTGGCGTGGCAATCGTCGCGGCAAACCTACCCTGTATCAATGTCTGGCCTTCACCCAACGCCCCCGGCGATCAGTACATCTTCGTGTACTGGAGACTGCGCCGCATCCAAGATGCTGGTACTGGCGTGAACATCCAAGACATCCCTTTCCGTTTCATCCCTTGTCTGGTGGCTGGACTAGCGTTCTACATTGCGTCAAAGCGTCCCGAGGTTGCCCCAGAGCGGGTTCTGTTCTTGAAGTCTGAGTATGAGCAGCAGTGGCTGTTGGCGGCGCAGGAAGATCGTGAGAAGGCGTCTGACAGGTTTGTCCCACGGCAGTTGTTCTACTGAGGTGACAAATGGCGACCAAGTACGCTTCAGGTAAGTATTCAATTGCCGAGTGTGATCGCTGCGGACAGCGGTACATGCTCAAAGAGCTTAGGAAGCAGGTTCTCAAGACCAAGATGTACAACATCAAAGTCTGTCAGTCTTGCTGGGATCCAGATCAGCCACAGTTGTCGCTGGGTCTGTATCCTGTAAATGATCCGCAGGCCGTGCGGGAGCCAAGACCGGACACAAGCTATATCTTGTCAGGCACAAACGGGCTGCAAATTAGCGCTACTGGCGGGACTGGCCCAAATGGGCTGGGAACTCCAGAGGCAGGTAGCAGGATCTTCCAATGGGGCTGGGCTCCGGTCGGTGGATCAAGGGCGAATGATTCTGGTTTAACACCAAATAACTTGGTTTTAACGGTGGAATTGGGTACAGTTACGGTTACAACGACATAAGGAGTCGAACATGGACAAGAAAGATTTAGCACAGGACAAGAAGATGGTTGCAGGCGCAGTGCATAAGCACGAGAAAGCCATGCACCCCGGCAAGCCTCCCACCAAATTGAAAAAGGGCGGCGTGACTGGCAAAGCTATGAAAGCAATGGGCCGTAACATGGCACGGGCTGCGAACCAAAGGGGTCGATAATGGCTAAATTCAGCATGAAACAAGGCGGCAAAGAAGTTGGCGATGCCAAGGTCTACGCCCAGCCTCATACCATGAGCAGCGGTTCAGTTTCTAACAAAGTGCCCACCAAGACTGGCGCACAAGTTATGAACGAGATGAATATGTCTGTTGGTGGCATCAGCAAAGGTAACTACCCCGAAGCCAAAACCAGCGGCATCAAAATGCGCGGTACAGGCGCTGCAACCAAAGGCGTTATGTCTAGAGGGCCGATGGGATGAATTACAACGAGTTGATCGCTGCAATTCAGTCGTACACCGAGAATACGTTCCCGGCTACATACCTGTACACGAACGCAACTGTGTCTCCCCAGACTCAGTTGAATACGTTCATTACGCAGGCTGAGCAGCGCATTTACAACTCAGTTCAGTTTCCATCTTTGCGTAAGAACGTCACCGGCATAACAACGAGCAGCAACAAATACTTGTCATGTCCTGCTGACTTTCTGGCTTCCTACTCCTTGGCGGTCATTGATGCAGCCGACAACTACGAGTACTTGCTGAACAAAGACGTGAACTTCATCCGGCAAGCGTACCCCAATACGGGAGCGGGATACAACGGGATGCCCAAGTATTACGCTTTGTTTGGCCCTACGACCACCAACGACCCAAGCCCTGTCATCACCAACGAGTTGAGCTTCATCCTTGGCCCGACCCCTGATGCGGCGTATGACGTCGAGCTTCACTATTACTACTATCCAGAATCCATCACCACTGCGGCATCAGGCCAAACTTGGTTGGGCGACAACTTTGATTCTGTATTGTTGTATGGCTCGCTGGTTGAGGCGTACACCTTCATGAAAGGTGAGGCTGACATTATTGCTGGCTACAACCAAAAGTACATGGAAGCCCTTGCACTGGCTAAACGTCTGGGTGATGGTATGGAACGTCAAGATGCTTACAGGTCTGGACAATATAGACAGCAGGTGACTTGATGGCATTCACAGGAAATTTCACATGCGATGTTTTCAAGACGGGGCTGATGAACGGAGACTTCGATTTCTCCACAGACACGTTTTACATTGCGTTGTACACCAATGCAGCCGAGCTTGACGCCACTACCACGGCTTATACGTCTACGGGCGAGGTTGTGGCTTCTGGGTATGCAGCTCAAGCACTTGTCGTTTCTCAAACGCCAACAGTAGGCAACTCAGGTAACACCGCCTATATCTCGTTCAACAACGTGTCTTGGTCATCTGCACTCACGGCACGGGGGGCATTGATCTACAAAGCTGGGGCAAACGGGGCCGTTTGTGTTTTGGACTTTGGGTCAAACAAAACCTCAACAGCAACTTTCACGGTGGAGTTTCCAGCTTCTACCAATACATCCGCAATCATCCGCATCGCATAAGGAGCGACTATGTTCAACGAAAAAGCAGCATCAACAGACAACGTCAGCGCGGGCTTAGTTGCTCGTACTGGCTTTACAGAAGGCACCCGCGCAGGCGGCGTGTTTCACGTCCAGTGTCTGGACAAAGACGGCAACCTAAAATGGGCTACCTCTGAACACAACTTGGTTGTGAACGAGGGCTTGCAGGACATGAACACTGAGTACTTCAAGGGTTCAACTTATACTGCGGACTTCTATCTTGGTTTGATTACTGGCCCCGGTTCAGGCACTACCTTTGCCGCAGCCGACACCTTGGCTTCCAAAGCGTGGACTGAATTTACGGACTATGCTGGTTCACGCAAGGCAGTGACATTTGGCACAGCTACAACCGCAGACCCTTCAGTTATCAGCAACTCTGCCTCGCCTTCTTCCTTCGCCATCTCTGGCGCTGGTGGCGTTATTGCAGGCGCGTTCTTGTGTACCGTGTCCAGCGGCACTTCAGGCGTTTTGTTCTCTGAGTCGGACTTCCAGTCTCCCGGCGACCGTACCGTTGTGTCTGGCGACACCTTGAATGTGACCTACACGTTCAGCCTCGACGCTGCTTGATGAGTGTTTGGAACATCCGCATTTGCTGAAACCCCCTATGCTGCATTGCCAGCAGGGGGGCAAGTGCTTGATAGTTCTATTAGTGAATCGGCAACAGCCGCTGATCTAGCAGCGGTACTTGCAATATTTCAGTCCGCCCTTGCGGAAACATCGACGGCATCAGAAACGGTACTAGTTGCCCCGTCCATATTTACAACAATAATTGACGAGTTTGCGCAGGGTAGTGAAACTGTATCTTCACTACCGATTTACGCCTGCGATATACAAGAAAGTGCGACTGCTGAAGACGCGGTATCAACCCTCGCGGATTTCTTGGCGGACATCACTGAGACTGCGGTGGCCGTGGATGACACAACAGCACTTGTTGACTTCATAGCAGATGTCCAAGAGCAAGCTGTCGGGGCGGATGCGGTAGCTTCCAGCGCAGACTTCCAAGGCAGTATTTTGGAAACCGCCACTGGGGCCGATAGCGTAGCCGTAGCTGCTTCAAATTTCAACGCAGTAATTGCCGAACAAAGTTCCGGTTCGGAGACGGTTTCCAGTTTGGTTGACTTTGCAGCAGCCCTAGCCGAAGCCGCAACCGCCTCAGATGCCACATCAGCGTTGGTGGATTTTGCCGCCGCCATAGCCGAAGCTGCAACGGCGAGGGATGTTGCGTCTGCCTTGGTTGACTTTGCAGTGGCCATAACCGAGACTGCGCAGGCTTTTGATGCTGTAATAGGCGGGCTGGTGTATGCGGCATTTATTTCAGAGGTGGTTCAAGGGCTGGACACACCGTCTTCAAACGCGGATTTCAATGTCGCAGTGGCCGAGCTTATTTCTGGTCTGGACACACCCAGCGCAGCCGCCGGGTTTGGTGTTGCGGTTTCTGAGGCTACGGCTGGCTCCGACAGTACTTTGGTGGCCCCCTCCACCTTTAATGCCTCCGTCAGCGAAACGGCGCAGGTGTTGGACGCAGTGTTTGCAAGCGCAGCCTTTTTTGTTATTATTACTGAAGGTGGGGTGGCCGCAGATCAGATCATTGCACGGCTGCTTTGGGAGATCATCAACGATGCGCAAACAGCAGATTGGGGCAACATCAATGCTTCCCAGACAACGACTTGGGCTACGATTGGAACAGCCCAGACCAACGGCTGGCAAGACATCAATTCTGCCCAGAATGCTGGTTGGACAGTCATCTACGACGGGCAGACTGATACATGGCA